CTGGCCATCCGGTCCGGGCATGTGCCGGAGAGCCTGCCAGACAGCCCGGACGTGGCCGACCTGTCTCAACAGGCGGCACCACCCCCCCAAGAGGCAGAAGGGCGCGGAGACATGACCTCCGCTGACCTCAAGCCCGATCAGAAGGCAAGGGGCGGCGGCGGCAAGGCCGCAACAGCACCGCGCAAGGGAGGCGTAACCGTCGAGACCAAGCCCGCCAAGGAAACCACGGCCATGACCGTGGATTGATCCAGACTTGAAGGAGGGAAGCCATGCACCTTTTTCCGCTACAGACGTTCTCTGACCGATACGGCATTGATCTTACCGTGCCCGATTTCTTGGACGCTGTTCGCCAAGCGTCGGCACTGGCAACTCAGGACGTGGTTTCCCGCTTTCGCCTTGGCGGCTTCGCCGTTTACCCGGCCCGCCGGGATTACTTTTTCGTGGACAGCATGACCCGGCAAGGCACTGCCAACGTGGCCGAGTTCTACCTGTCCCGTCCATTCCCCGTGGGGAGCGTCACGGCGCTCTACACCCCGAACCCCATTCACGTGCGCAACGGGGACACCGACAGCTACACCGACATCAGCGCCACCCAAGGGGACCTGTCCTCCAACTACGGCGCGCTGGACCGAGAGCGTGGCGTCTATCAGGTGTTCGGCCTGAACCTGTCCGAGCAATGGGTGACCATCGAGTATTCTGGTGGGCTGGACCTGAACACGGACGAAGAATACGAACTGGTCCCGGACTGGATCACGGAAGCGGCCATGGCACAAGCGGCGCTCAACCTTGCGAACCACGTCATGTTCCAGACCGAAGATGAAGCCAACGATCTGAACCAACTCCGGGCCGTTCTTAGTCGAGCGTTCAACGATCATGCCCGCCTTGCCCTATCCCCATCGGCCTACAAGCCCCGCTTCACCGATGTGGTCTGATGCCGGTTCCGGTCACCATGGAATTGGAGTGGCGCGGCAAGCGATACCGGGATGTAAGCCGGGGCCTGAAAGCCGTGGCCGACGACACAGAGCAAGCCTTCCAAGATAACTTCAAGCCCATCGCCCGCAAGGTGCTACGAGACTACATGAGCGGCGTCGTGGGGTCCGTCCGGGCGCGGGTGTCCACTCCCTACCCTGATGGCACGTCTGCCCGAGGCCAGTTCCCCGGCACCCTGTCCAAGCGGAGCGGCAAGCTGGCCAGCCAATTCACCGACGAGAACATCATGGTGTCGGATGCAGGCGAGCCGTCCGTGTCTTTCACCCTGTCCGGGATTGCCGCCGTGCACGAGCGTGGAGCCACCATCCGGGCCAAGAACGCGCAATACCTCACCATCCCCCTACCCGCCGCGCTGAACAGCAACGGCACCCCCAAGCGCCCCACGGCCAAGTCATGGAGTAACACGTTCGTGCAGCGATCCAAGAAGGGGAACCTGCTCATATTTCAGAAGCAAGCCGGGGGTGGGATCATCCCCCTGTATGTCCTCAAAAAGAGCGTTGTCATTCCCAAGCGGCTGGCGTTCGAGGAAGCGTTCGAGGCGGGCCTTGATCTGGTGGCGGACAAGCTGGCCGAGGAATTGATACGGGAGTTCAACAATGCCGGATAGCATACGGGAGCAACTGCTCACTCAGATGGAAGCCGTGTTCACCAACCTGACCGCAGGGGACAGCGGGGGCGGCACCACCTTTGGTCGCGTGTTCGACGCCCCGGCGGACGGGCGCGAGACGCGAGGGCAGAACACCTTGTCCATCTTGGAGACAGATGAGATTTACCTTGAGGTAGTCAGCCCGGATAAGCGGGATCGGCGGCTGTCTGTCGAACTGCAAGCCATAGGCCACGCACCACGGGGCACCAAGCCGCGCGCCTATGCGAACAGCCTTCTGGCGGACCTTGAAGAAATCTGCGAGACGAACCGGCTATGGGGAGGGCTGGCCTATGCCACCCTGTTCCGCTCCAACCTGACCACTCGTATCAACACCGCAGACGCCACCGTGGAAGTCGTGCTATTCATTGACGTGCAATATCGCGCCAAGCGGTCCAACCCGAGGGCCTAAATCAACGGGCTTGCCATGACTGAACCCTTAACATACAATCGCGCTCAACCACACGCAGCAGGAGGCTTCGTGGCTCAATGGATTGAGTGCAAGACGGAGGCTCCTGACCTATGACCATCCAATTCACACGCGGTCTTATGCTCGCAAAGACCGAGGCGACGTTCAACACTGCCGAAGCACTTGATGCAGCGGTGGATGCGTTTGAGGTTATCAACCCGGACTTCGCACCGGAAATCACCACACAGCGCCGGGCGGTCGTGGCCAACGACATCAGCCCGTTCGAGAACCTTGTAACCCGCAAAGTCGGGGGCATGACCTTCTCGCTGGAAGTGAAGAACAATGGAAACACCGGCGGCACCGTGGCCCCCCGCATCGGGCGGCTGCTCAAGGCGTGCGGTTTCTCTGAGCAACAGGTGAACAGCGCCGCCGAGTGCGTCTATCGCACCGTGGCCGGGCAGTCGAATACCGGCGACCTGAACTTCTACGGGGACAGCACCACCTACACGGGCGGCGTCTACCTCAAGATCAAGGCCACCATCACCAGCGGCGGCGCATCGGGCGCGGCCACGGCCTCCTTTGAGGCCCCGGCGGAAGCTACCCGAACCGTGGGGGGTCTGAACGCCATGAGCATGACGGACACGGATGATGTCCTCTTGACGGACGGGGCGGAAATCACCCTGCACGACAATGACGGCAACGCCATCGTCACCCTCACCCCGGACTTCCAGTCGAACGATCCCGAGACCGGCGACGTGTTCTGGGTCCATGTGCGCCCCATAGGCTACCTCTACCAGCCGACCACGGACAACATCGAAAGCGTGACCATCGACATGCAGTATCCCGACGACAGCGGGGTATCGATCCGTCACCGCCTGATCGGCGCGCGGGGCACTGTCACCGTCAACGCGGCGGTGGGCGAGTTCCCGACCTTCGACTTCGAGTTCACAGGCACCTATGTAGATCAGGTGGATGAGGCCACCCTGACCGGCACGTTTGAGGACCAAGACCCGGCACAGGTGGAATACGCGGCGCTCGCTCTGGCCCAACGCTTCGGAGAGAAAGAGACCGCGATCTGTGCCAGCACGTGGTCCATCGACATGGCAAACGACATCGCCATCCGGGACTGCATCAACGAGAGCAACGCGACCGAGGGGGCCTTCCTCACTGCACGCGAGCCGGTTATCACGTATGACCCGGAGAGCATCCTTGCCGCGCAAGAGCCGATCTGGTCCTACCTTGAGAACGGCACGTCCGTGGAGTGGTGGGTTCGTCACGGAACCATTGACGGCAACATCGTCCTGTTCCATGCGCCGAACCACCAGATCACGAACATAGCCTATGCGGACCGGAACAATATCCGCATCTTTGAAATCGACGGCGCTCTGTCCCGCCTGAACGGAAATGACGAACTTCAAATCCTGTTCACATGATACTGTGACATAAACCCTCCCCATAAAAGGCGGGTGTTCAACCTACAGGTGAATGCTATAGGTGGAGGGCCGGTTCATTCCGGCTCTTCCGCTTTGAAAGGAGCCCTCTTGTCCGATCACATTATCTCTGACGATCAGCTATGGAAGGCCATTGGCTCCGCTGCCAAGGGGGCGGCTGCTCTGATCATTGCCACCGGCGTTCTATGGGGGGCGATCTGGTGGGCACTACAACCCCGCATCGACCAATACTTTGACGACAAGCTGGCGGAACTCCGCGTAGAGTTCGGGTCCATGACCATGCAGCTTACCCGGATCGAAAACGCCCTGCCTGCGCCACGTGGGTTTGTGGAGTTCTCCGGGGGAGGCAAAATCGTGGGCAACATGGTTTACCAGCCCGGCCAAGTGGTGACCTTCCTCTACCAGCTACGCCGGAACAAGTCTTGTTCCACCACGGTTCGGGCACAGTTCTGGTCCGCCAAGAGCAACGGGGTGGTGAACGAATACACCTATGATACCTCTGCCATTCAGGCCCCTACCTCCTTATCCTACACCCTATTTTCGGTGCGCATCCGCTTGCCTAGTGACATGGTGGACGGCCACTACAGCTACACCCCTATACTGCTACCTGATACCCGATCCTGCCCTACTGAGGACATAATCCACGTTCCCCCTTCTGACTTCTTCACAGTAGAAGCGGAGGCAGAATGATACCCTTTGCCGACTACATGGCTATAGCGTGGTTTCTGTCCAACCTGATCACCGGCCTAGCCTATCTATGGGTCTGTTTTGAGATAGGCACTTGGACGGCGGACCTGCCCAACTATGGCACGGGCTTCCGGGTTCTGTCCCGCCTGTTTCAGTGGTTCATCGGATCGTGTGGGGTGCATCACCTTGTGATGGGCACTCTGGTCTGGCAACTCCCCACCCCCTTCTACATGGTGGCCACCGATATGTTCGTGGCCGTCACCGCGTTAATC